ATCCATTTACTCCATATAGAATACCTTACAATGCATTCCCTTACGAAAGAAATCCTTATAACTTCTTTGGTATTGGAGTTGCTGAGAACATGGATGATTCTCAACAGATAATGAATGGACACGCTAGAATGGCTATTGATAACTTAGCACTAGCAGGCTCATTAGTATTTGATGTAGATGAGTCTGCCTTAGTAGGTGGACAATCAATGGATGTATATCCGGGAAAAGTATTTAGAAGACAATCAGGAATGCCGGGACAATCTATTTATGGATTAAAGTTTCCTAACACAGCTCCTGAAAACATGATGATGTTTGACAAGTTTAGACAACTTGCAGATGAACAAACAGGAATACCAAGTTACTCTCATGGGCAAACAGGTGTACAAAGTATGACAAGGACTGCTTCAGGCATGTCAATGTTACTAGGTGCATCAAGTTTAAATATTAAAACAGTTGTTAAAAATCTTGACGACTTTTTATTAAAGCCTTTAGGAGAATCATATTTTCAATGGAACATGCAATTTTTTGATGGGTCTCTTGATGTGATGGGAGATTTAGAAGTCAAGGCTACAGGAACAAATAGTTTAATGCAAAAAGAAGTACGAAGTCAAAGATTGACAATGTTCTTACAAACTGCACAAAGTCCTGCTATTGCTCCGTTTGTTAAGATTTCTAAACTCATAAGTGAATTAGCTTATAGCTTAGATTTAGACCCTGATGAAATACTCAATGATCCTGAAGAAGCTGCGATAATGGCACAAATAATAGGAATGCAAAATGCTCAACAAACAACAGGCGAAGAACCTGACCCCGATAGTCAACAACCTCCAAGTATGGGAAGCCCTGCAGGAGCACCTCAATCACCTCAAGACCTTGGAGCTACAGGCACTGGCGGTGGCAACATCGGAACAGGAAATGTTCCGCAGTCAGGGGAAACTACGTTTAGTGGTACACCTAGAGCAGTTGAGGGATGAAGTGTTAGAAGCAATAAATAGGAAAGAAGACTAATGAAAAAAAAATCCTACCTTGAATTAACACCTTCTCAACGAAGAGAAGAAAGACGACAAGATGTTTTTAAATCTGTTCAGAAAAGACGAAAGCTTATAGATTTAGGAATGCCTGATGATGAAGCTAAAAAAAGTTTAAATACTATTATTACTAGGGCAGGACCACAAGGTTTTGATCGTACTGATATAATGATAATGGACAAAGAAGTTATTAGAGAAAAGCTTGAAAGAGAAGAAAAAGCATTTCAAAAAGAACGTGCAGAAGTTTTAGCTAAAAGACCTAAACAAGAAGCAGCTAATCCATTAGGTGCAAGAACAGGTAGAGCTACAATGAAAGATGGTGGTAAAGGAATAGAAGCATTACGTCAAGTAGCTCCTGAAGTTGTAGAAAGGATGGGCTATCAAGAAGGTGGAGATATAGATTCTCAAATGGAAATGATGCTTGGTAGAGAAGAAAAAACACCAATGGAAATGCCAATGCTTCCAGACGAAGAAATGGAAGAAGACTATGTAGATTATGTTGTTGAGGAAACATTATCTAATCAAGATAGAAATTATTTAATAGGTGCGTTAGAACAAGATGATAGATTAAGTGTAATCTTTGATCAAGTTATTGAGACAGCACATGAATTTTCAGGATCAGGTCCTATTAAAGGTCCGGGTTCAGGAGTGTCCGATTCGATACCCGCAAGGTTGTCGGACGGAGAATTTGTTTTTACTACTAAAGCAACTGAAGAAATTGGAGTAGACAATTTAATGTCTATGATGAAAGATGCAGAAGCTGCAGTAGATGAAAGACAACAAGTAGCGGAAGGTGGAGAGATAGAAGAAGAGATTGTTGAAATGCCAGTTAAAGCTGCACAACAACAAAACATTCGAGTTTCAAGACCTACAGTCTCTGCTCGTGCCTCAAGGCAAGAACAGAAAGACTTAGTAGGCGATGAAATTAAAAAACGTATGATGCTCGACCCAAATCAAAAACACGTTAGAAGCTAATAACCGGTAGAGCTACCCTAAAATATTAGGCACTCTATCAAACAACAACCGAAAGGCTACCTTTACAGACAAGCCCTCTAGTCGACATAGAGCTACCTTGTGAATGAAGCCCTGAGTAGGAGAAAGAAAATGACTGAACAAGTCTTAAAAGAAGAAGAAGCTAATCCTTATAATTCAAAAAAAGATTGGCACGAAGTAGAAGAAAAACCTTTTGTATCATCAGATAGTTTGTTTTTTACACCTGAAAGTGAAGCGAGAGCAGAACCTGAAAGTGTAGAAGAAGTAGAAGAAGAAGTAAGTGAGGATAAACCTTACAAACGTCCTAACTATAAAAAACGATACGATGATTTAAAGAAACATTATGATTCTAGATTAAATGAATTTAAAACTAGAGAACAAGAGTTATTAGAAGAAGCTACTAAAAATAGAACTGAATATAATACTCCAAAGTCTCCTGAAGAACTTGAAGCATTTAAACAAGAATATCCTGATGTGTACGAAGTTGTAGAAACTGTAGCTCACTTACAAAGTGAATCTAAGGCAAAAGTTCTAGAAGAACGTCTTAGTCAACTCCAAGAAAGAGAACAACATTTAATGCAACAAGACGCTTTAAAAAGGTTAGCGGAGAATCATCCTGATTTTGAAGATATCAAAAATAGTGATACCTTTCAAGATTGGACACAGGAACAGCCTGAGTCTATTCAACAATGGATACTAGGAAATACTGATGATGCTGATCTAGCTTCTCGTGCTCTTGATTTGTTTAAAAAAGATTTTGGAATTGCAGCTTCTAATAAGAAACAGTCAAATTCAAAACCGACCAAGCAATCTGCTGCTGATATGGTTTCCACTAAAACAACTAGTGTAAATTCAAAGCAAGAAAAAGTTTGGTCAGAAAGGGAAATTTCTGCCATGAGCGTAGCGGAGTTTGATAAATACGAAAGTGAAATCAGCGAAGCAATGCAACACGGCAGAATTGTAAAATAAACTATATAGTTTAATTAATAAACTATAATCAAAGGAGAAAATCATGGCTCAATTTTTTGAACCAAGTACTGATACCAACGCAAACTTTGCGAACTCCGTTGCAGGACAAACTAATAGTTTCTTTTTACCTTCGGTTTACTCTAAAAAGGTTTTAAACTTTTTTAGAAAAGCCTCGGTAATTGAAGCTATAACAAACACCGATTATTCCGGTGAGATATCTGCTTTCGGAGACTCAGTAAAAATAATAAAAGAACCCGTCATTTCCGTAGAAGCCTACGTAAGAAATGCCGATACAACTGAAACTAGACTTACAGATGCTGAAACATCTTTAGTAGTTGATAGTGCTAATGCTTTTAAATTCATCGTAGATGATATTGAAACTAATATGTCACATGTCAACTTTAAAGAAGTTGCTTCAAGTTCTGCTGCCTATGCATTGAAAGATGCTTATGATGCTGCTGTACTTGTAACTATGTTTGCAGGTTTATCTGCTTCATCACCTAACCACGTGTTAGGTTCTGATAGTGCTGTTGATTTATCAGCAGGAACTTTTGATGGCACAGGTGGACTAGACATAGGTTTTGGTTCTAGCGAACACGACCCTCTAGACCTTATGGGTAGAATGTCAAGACTATTAGACGAACAAAACGTACCTGAAGAAGGTCGTTGGTTTGTTGCAAGTCCTGATTTCTATGAAGTTCTAGGACAGTCAGCTTCTAAATTGTTATCTGTCGACTATAATGGTGGACAAGGTTCAATTAGAAACGGACTAGTTTCTAGTGGAAAACTTCGTGGATTTGATATGTACAAATCAAACAACATTGCTGCTGCATCTAATGCTGCAGGAAAATGTTTGGCAGGTCACATGTCTTCTACTGCTACTGCTAACACAATCCTATCAACAGAAGTGTTGAGAGATCCAACATCGTTTGGTGACATTGTGAGAGGACTTCATGTCTTTGGTGCGAAAGTACTTAGAGACGAAGCCCTTGTTGGTGCATTCTACGGAATAGACTAACAATTAAAACTTGGGGGAGTCTTCGGACTCCTCCTCTTTGTTTAACTCATAAAGTTTATAGGAGTAAATAATATGACAATCGAAAATATAAGAGATACTGGACGTAACTCAGCAAGAACAGTTGATGTTCGAGTATTAGCTGAGAAAATTCAGAAACCTTCAGACGTTGAAGTAGTAGTTGCAACTAATGTAATTACTGCAGCAGAGTCAGGCACTCGCTTTGTTATGAACATAGCAGCCGCTAAAGTCTCAACTCTTCCTCTGCCCGCAGCAGGATTAGAGTTTTGGTTTTACGTTGGAGGAACAGTTCCGACAGGTACTCATACAATAGTTACCACATCAAGTGCTAATATTATTGTAGGTAGTATATCGTCAGCAGAAGATGCAGCAGGAAGTGTAGCATTTGTTGAAGACGCAGATACTATATCATTAGTAGCTAATAAAGCCCTTCATGGAGATTTTGTCCATGTATGGTGTGATGGCACTAATTGGTATCTGAATGGACACTGTAAAGTTCAAGACGCTATTACAACAACTCAAGTGGGTTAGTAATACAGTCTAGGAATTAACTAGTACCGATTCGTAAGTGGGGAAGGAATTTTATGTTCGCTTCTCCCTTACACTTTAATTAAAAAAAAAAGGAAAACAAATGTACGGACAAGATAAAAAGAAAAAAATGATGGATGGTGGTAAAGCCAAAAAGAAAATGATGTATGGTGGTAGAGCTGCATATAGTGCAGGTGGAGACGCTATGCCTAAAGCAAAGCCTTGCTAATATGAAAGGTGTAGCACATTACAAAAAAGATGGAACTGAACATAAAGGCAGTTCTCATAAAATGGCTGATGGTACTTTACATACAAATAAATCACACACTAAAACAAGTGTGAAATTATTTCACTTTAAAGACTTAAGTAAAACAGCACAGAAAAAAGCTAAAGGTAAAAAATAATGGCAACTTCATTTCTAACATTAACAAACGATGTTCTTAGAGAACTAAACGAAATTGAATTAACTTCAGCAACTTTTCCAAGTTCACAAGGTATTCAAAGTTTTGTAAAAAATTCTATTAACAAATCAATTAATGATATAGCAAATGAAGAACCACAACTACCTTTTTTCTCAGTAGCTCCTAGTGGAGGTACAGACCCTTTCTATGGTAATGTTACTGTAGCAAGTGTAGCAGGAACTAGATGGTACACAATTAAATCAGGAAGTTCTAGTATAACTACTGATTATTCATCTCTTGATTGGGATGATTTTTATATTACTACAATAGGAGTTAACGGAGAAACAGCACCTTATGTTTCAAGTGGTTTAACTTTTATTACATTAGAAGATTGGAAAAGTTATTTACGAGACTTAGAAAATGCTGATGATGCAGATTCTCAAAATTGGGGAGAACCTAATTATATTATTAGAAGTCCTGATCATCGCAAGTTTGGTTTAAGTCCTATACCTGATAAAGTTTACAATGTGCATTTTTATGCATTTGACAAACCTACAGCTCTATCAGCTCACGGAGATGAAATAACATTCCCTGACCAGTACTCTAATGTAATAACAGCAAGAACTAGATATTACGTGTGGCAGTTTAAAGATAGCCCACAACAAGCAGCATTTGCTTTAGACGATTATAAAAAAGGAATGAAGCATATGAAGTCTAATTTAATTAATCCTACTCCGGCTTATATATCGGATGATAGGAGATACTTCTAAGAATGCCTGCATCACAACCTTATACAGTAGCATGTTCAGGTGGACTAGTCAAGTCTTCTAATGCTATAGACCTTCTTAAAACTCCGGGAGTTGCTCAGGAGCTTCGTAACTTTGAAGTTTCTATTGAGGGTGGATACAGACGTATTAATGGATTTACTCAGTTTGGAAGTGCTAAAGTTACAGGCAGCACAACAAATATACTAGGAGTTATTCCTTACGCAGATGGTGTTATAGCCTGTGCAAGTACTGGAATTTTCTTTAGTCAAGATGGAAACAGTTGGTTAAACGTAAGCAGAAGTTCTGTTGCCGGTGGTGGAGATGACCACACAGCTTTTACAGGACGTAGTGCTTTAGCTAGAACAGGACAAGGGCAAATAAGTTTTGCTTTATACGAAGCAGCTACTGACGATTATGGTACGATTGTAATAGCCGATGGAGCTAATAAACCTTATGCTTTTAGAATGGAAGGTACTGGTGCAAATATTAATACTCGTACTTTTTTTGGTGCTGAAATAACAGTCAATAGTACAAAGCACGTTACACATGTTACAATACACGATAATCATTTAATTGCTGCAGGAGTAGAAGATAATCTTAATACAGTCTACTATAGTGTTAATAATGATATAGATGACTTTAGTTCTAGTGGTTCAGGAGCAATAGTTATATCTGACCAGATTGTAGGTATTAGAGGTTTCCGTGAGGATTTATTTATATTCTGTGAGAACAGTATTTACAAGCTTATAAATATAAATAATACTTCAACGATAGCTGTAGTACCTGTAGCTGAAAACGTAGGTTGCATGAGTGGTTATAGTATTCAAGAAATTGGTGGTGACTTAATATTTTTAGCACCCGATGGATTAAGAACAATAGCAGGTACAGCAAGAATTGGTGACGTTGAGTTAGGTACAGTTAGTAAAGCTATACAACCTTTGCTTACAGCTTTAGCTAGTACAATTAATCAATATGTTATTAGTAGTGTTGTAATAAGAGACAAGTCTCAGTATAGATTATTTTACTCAGACATTCTTACAGATGAAAATCAACAACGTGGTATAATAGGAACACTAAGACCTAATGGTTTTGAGTGGTCTGAAACAAGAGGATTAGAAGTTACAGAAATAGGTTCTGCATTTAATGAATCAGGTGTTGAAGAATACTTCCACGGGAATACGAATGGTTATGTATACACACACGATTCAGGAAATTCTTTTGATGGTACAAATATTTTAGCTCGTTACGCAACACCCGATTATGATTACGGAGATTTAGGAACATTAAAAACTTTACACTATATGAAAGTTTCTGCAGCAGCAGAAGGTGTAGTAGAACCAAATGTAAGAATTAGATTTGATTATGGAAATCGTAACGTACCACAACCTTCTAGTGTAGTTGATTTAGGTGTAATAAATGCTCCGGCTATATTTGGTGAAGGAGAATTTGCAGCAACAGTTTTTGGAGGAAGTAACAATCCTCTTATTAGAGTACCTTTACAGGGAAGTGGACACAGTAACAATTTTACTTTTATAAGTGATGATACAAAATCACCCTATACAATTAATGGTCTATACGTAGACTACATACCTTCAGGCAGGAGATAACAACAAATGGCACAAACATATACTAGACAGAGTTCATTAGCAGACGGGGATACTATTACTGCTTCTTTATTCAATGACGAATACAATCAATTATTAAATGCTTTTGCGTATAGCTCATCAAGTGCTAGTGCTACTGGGCATAGACACGATGGAACAACAGCTCAAGGTGGAAACATTCATACGATTGGTGACTTAGATTTTTTAAATAAAATAAAAGTATCTAGTAATACTTGGGAGTTCTATGTAGAAGTTTCTAGTGCAGCAGCTAAACAAATGGTTCTACAGGATGGTGCTTTAGTACCTAATGCTGATAGTGACTTAGACTTAGGAACAAGCTCACTATATTTTAAAGATGCTTTTATAGATTCAATAACTACTACAGGTAACGTAGCTGTAGGTGGAAACTTAACAGTCACAGGAACAACTACCTTTAATGGTGGTACGCTTACTCTTGGTGACTCTGCAGCAGACAATGTTGTATTTGGTGCTGACGTAGACTCAAACATTATACCTGACGATGATGGTGCATATGACCTTGGTAGTTCTTCACAAGAATGGAGAGATTTATATATAGACGGAACTGCACACATTGATACGCTAGACGTAGATGTAAATGCTACCATTGCAGGAACTTTAGGTGTTACAGGTGTACTCACTGGTACAAGTTTAGACATTTCTGGAAACATTGATGTTGATGGAACAACTAATTTAGATGTTGTTGATATAGATGGAGCTGTTGATATGGCTACAACTCTTGCAGTTGCAGGAAATGTAGATTTTAATGGTGACCTAGACGTAGATGGTACTACAAACTTAGATGTAGTAGACATAGATGGAGCTGTAGATATGGCTTCTACACTAGCAGTTGCAGGTGTTTTAACAGGAGCATCTTTAGATATTAGTGGTAATATAGACATAGATGGTACTTCAAACTTAGACATAGTTGACATTGATGGTGCAGTTGATATGGCTACAACTCTTGCAGTTGGTGGTGAGATAACAGCAGCTAGTTTAGATATATCAGGCAACGTAGATATTGATGGTACTCTTGAAACAGATGCTTTATCTATTAACGGAACAGCAGTTACTGCAAGTGCAGCAGACATTAACCTTATAGATGGTATTACAAATGGCACAGTCATTGCAAGTAAAGTTCTTATAGCTGATGCAAACATAGATATTACAGGTGGTAGAAATATTACAATCTCTGGTGAACTTGATGCAGCTACACTTGATATCTCAGGTAACGCAGACATAGACGGAACATTAGAAGCTGATGCTATAACAATAGCAGGAGTTACTTTAGCAGAAACTATTTCTGATACTGTAGGTGCTATGGTTACAAGTAATACTGAATCAGGAATTGCAGTAGCTTATCAAGATGCAGATAATACTTTAGACTTCACAGTTGGTACACTTAACCAAGATACAACAGGCACAGCAGCACTAGCTACAACTGTTACAATTACAGACAACGAAAACACAAACGAAAACAACGCACTTATTTTTACAGCCGGTGGAGACTTAGATGGTGGTAACTTAGGTTTAGAATCAGATGGTGATTTAAAATACAATCCAAGCACAGGAACTCTTTCTGCTACTAATATTTCTGTTAGTGGTACACTTAGTACTGTAGACTCAGTTACTATGAGTGCTAACAATGCTGTTATATTTGAAGGTGCTACTGCTGATGCACACGAGACTACACTTACTATTGTAGATGCTACGGCTGATAGAACAATTACTTTACCTAACGTATCAGGTACAGTTCCTGTATTAGCTGCAGCAAGTAATACACAAATTACGTCTACCCCTGAAGAGTTAAATCTTTTAGATGGTATTACTGCAGGTACTGTTATTGCTAGTAAAGCAATTATAACAGACTCAAATATAGATATTACTGGTGGTAGGAATATTACTATAAGTGGTGAGCTAGATGCAGCTACACTAGATATATCTGGTGCTGTAGACATTGATGGTGCTTTAACTCAAGACGGTGGAGCAGTATTTAACGAGGCTTCTGCTGACGTAGACTTCAGAGTTGAGTCCAATGGCAATGCTAACATGTTGTTCG